TGTGTGCTTCAGTTGTCTTCGTGGTCGCAGGGGCTGTTTCCTGTGACGAAAACCTGGATTGAAGTTTCTTAATCTTCGAGAGTTTTGTTGCTTCCTCGAGTAAGTGTTCTTCAACTAATTGGGCGGCTTCCTCAACTGACAATACGGTGCCGTCCACTTTAAATGTCTCCTCAATCAAACTCACAACATCCCTTACGGAATTTGTTTCTTTGATCAATTCGAAACTTGGGTCTGTGAACACCAGCTTTTTGGTATCGGCTTCAATCTGCTTGATTGCTTGCTGATACGATTGAGTCTGTTGTTCTTCGTAACTTTTCTGAGTCTTTTCTTGAGCTTCTTTGATCTGCTTAAGTTCGTTTTGCATCTCTAAGTAGGCTCTAGACTTACTAAAATCTGGGGTAGACTGTTGCTGAAGCATTGCTTCGGTGATCTGTTCGTAACTCAACCCTGCTTCTAATAGCGTATTGATCGTGTCACTTGTTAAACGATCTTTATTGATGTATTTGGTTGAATACTCAGCGTCCTTAGCTTTTAAAGCTTCTTCCCGAGCTGCAATCTCGATTTCTCGAGCTTTAATAGCAGCTTCTTGGGCTTGAGCTTTAGCTCGCATAGCCTTTTCACGTCGCGCAAGATTGGCGTAATGTGAAGATAGAGGCTCTTCGGCGGCCTTAGTTTCTTCTTTAGGCGCATCTACTGGGGTCTCTATATCCTTATTAGGTTGTCCTTCAGACACTGGGGGCTTAACTGCTGCCATCTCTTCGGGTGAGATAGAATTCTGATTTGGAACAGCTGGTTGACTACTGTTAGAGAAAGCGGCAATTGCTGCAGCTCTTGCAGATGCTGGGTTTGAGGACTTAGCGTTTGGTAGGTTCTGGATTGTTGGTCCAGCTAGGGGAGTGATTTTCATATGGATTCCTTCTAATAAATATAATCTATTGATTATAAGCACTTACTGTAAGTGGGATATTCCCACGGTTATTATTCTTGCTTCTTAGAGGGATGGGACTTCACTAGTCCGAGGGGTTAGGGATGCTGTATTAATAGACCTAGAAGACCTAGGATTAATGCACATCCACAAAGGACGAGAAAGGGGAGGTTTTTAAGTACCGGGGTAGATGGTGTGATTTCGCTGTAGGCTTCTGCCCTACGGCCTTTTTCAACACTCTTTAAGTATCGCCAGTCATATTTATTCATATTATTCAGCTCTAAAAGCTGCCTCCCACACACGAGAGAACCAGGCTATAATTTTGGTTTTTAGTGGAACGATTACTGGGGGCTCTTCAAGCTTCAGATATTGTCTAACTTCACTGATAACTTTTTTATTTCTTTTGTATTGATATTGAATTTCAGCTTTTTCTTGTTTAGTAAGCGATACAGTAGAGAGCTGTTCTTGGACCATGAGAATGGCTTGTTGGCGTCTTAATTCACGTAACTCAATATTCTTTTGATCATACAAAGCTTCCTTTTTAGCATGTAGAGGTTTCCATGCACGGTAGGCAGCCTTATCGCCCACAGGTATCACCGTGTAAGGTAGGAGTTTTTCAGCCTTTCTAACAATTGCTTGGTCTTTGTCTACTTCAACATTATATAAAAAAGATCTTTTATTCATAAAACCATCCTTGGTTAGTGATTATTAAGCTGTTGGAGGTGCTCCTGCACCGGGGGCGTTAGGTAATAGAGGGCTAGTAGGTGCTGCTTCAGGATTGGCTTGTGGAGCCCCTGGAGCGCCTTGTGGAGCTGGTGGTTGGGCTGCAGCTTTAAGGGCTTGGAGCTGAGAATAGAAGTCTCTAAGCATCTGTGCTTTATCCTCTTCTAATTTAGCAGCTACATAAAGGTTGTAGTATTGGACGCAGAGGTCATTAGCTAAACCAATGTCCATAAATGGATCTGGTGGGGTGTATTCGCCATCTTCAACGATCTTATCTAATACTTGGAAAATACGCTCTTCAGAAGCATTAGCTAATTTTTCAACTTGATCTAGATCCGGGTAATCAAGAAGTCTTCGACCTTCTTTAATACTAATCATACCGGCTTGGACCATTTCAGTGATCTTTTGCATGCGGCCAGCAGGGTCTTTAGGTAGGGAGGATTGATTAAAGACTTGAACTACGAAAGGATCCTTAATTAAGTCCATTTCTGGAAGATCTATCTGTTTAGTTCCATCCTTATTAGGATAGATCGTCTGATATGACCCAGTTTCAATAGCTATGTCCATAGCTTCATCGGTCATTAAATAAGTTAAGTCTATAAAAATATTGTCATATTTACGACTTAGAGCGGCAAATCGATCTGTCGAAATATCATCATAAGATCTAATAGCTTCACCGCTGTTTAAGCCTGCTGGCTTTTGAGCGGAAGCTTGCATCGCCGATACACCACATTGCTGATATGCTCTTTCGATTAAACGATCTAATTGAGCGTACATTTCTTGTGGTAATACAGGAGCTACTTCATAAATTGGCTTAGTTCCTTGGTACTCTACGATTGTACCGATGTTGTCATTAAAGCTTGCTTTATTGACTTTAGAACCCATTTCTACGAATACACGAGGTACGCCTACAAGCTTAATGGCCTTAGACATAGTATAAAGTAAGCTGTTAATTTCAACTTGAGATCCCATCAGCTGTTCTGCAAGACCTTGTGACCAGAAACCGAGCATTCTATTGCTGTAGTGTAAGAATACGAATGGAAGTTTAGGCTTGGTGAATGGCTCATCTAAAATGATACCGGAGGAACATGAAATCATGTGTCTTCCGTCTTTAGCGCTCTTGCCAGATGGTAAATGCCATCCTTCTACAACCATAACTAGATCTGACACAGTCTTTGTTGAATCAGATGAATTATCAGGATATGCAGTTTCTGCCTTATCGATAGTAGATTTAAACTTAGGACAAAGATCTTTTAATACTTCACGATCAATCAATTTGATGCGGTAAATCTGTCTAGGATCGCCGTACATAGATTCGTTTGGATCGATTAGAAGTTCAGTAGGAATAACTCGCTCAAGCTGAACCTTATCTTCACCGTCTCTATAAACGTGAATAACACCGGTGCCTAGAACTAAAGCATCTCTAAGCATCATTGCTACTTTTTCATAAGCCTGTGTCTGATAAAACTCACCTTGAATGAAATTGTTAAGTTGTTTAGCTTTACGACGCTCTTTATAATCGCCTTCTTGTGTAAGAAAGATTGGAGCTGGTCTAGACTGAGTTAACTTAGAAATGAGAGTATCTGCAGCTGATTGGATAACGTTGAAAGTAGGTCTATCTTGCGGTAGGCCTGTTTGCATGTCCATCTTGGAGATATTGTTACCAATGAAGGAAGCTAAGGCCATATTACCGTAAAGTCGAGAATAGATGGACGCCTGTCTATACCGGTATTGTTGGGATTCTTTGAGGTAGGCAGCGGTACTTAACAATTGGCCAGAAGCGATACTATCGTCTTTAGCTTCCCACCATTTGTATTGTCGTTTGTCATCTTTATTAGACCCAGCTTTGGTCTTCATGGTGACAGAATTAGGTGCCTTAGACGGTGTGACTTTCATAATTATTCATTCTCTTTCGGAGCCAAAGGATCTAATGCGGAATAGAATAAGATCTGATCCTGTGTCAGCGAATCATCATCTATAGGTGAATCGCTTATTGAGACTGCGGCCTTCTTGGCTTTTTTGTAGTTAGATTCTGGAATTGAATCAGTTAAGGTGAATTCAAACTGTCCGTTTTTAAAGGACTTTATTCCAGCTTTTCTACAAACATCAGCGAGCTTCTTTAAAGACTTCGTGTCTAAATCGCTCATAAATTATCCTTTGAGTTTAGACTTCATTTTCCTTCGGATAGCAGAGACAGCATCAAGCTTGTCAGCGTCTTCTAATTCATCACCATGCTCATTGGAATCAATAGGTTGGGTGACATCCATTAAATCTGAATCGTAATTTTCTTTTAAAGCTTCTAGGTTAC